CTCTCTTACTTGCTATTCCCCACAAACGACGTTCTCTTTTTTCATTTTGGCTACATTGACCCCCACCCCCCTCAATACAGGAAAGGCCCCCCTTATGTTTTGGTTCCATACCCCTTGCAATTTTTATTTTTTATATGGTATGGTGCATTCCTTCGGTGCTTCACGCATCTGCGACCGTACAATATGACTCTGCTATGCACACCAGACGTGGGCGTGCCATTGCCGCCCGAGGATATTTCTTATCCTGAGTTGCGCGAACGCGCCGCTGCCGCATGCAAAACCCTTGAGCATTTGGCTGTAAATGGTTTACCACCTGAAGCATTTGACGAAACGCCCGCTGACGCCGATACAGTTACGGCTCTTATTAATTCGTTTGCAGAAGACGAGACCAAGACTAACAAAGCGCTCGACACGCAGAAGTTTTCTTCGATTTCCCCTGCTGCGGTCTTTCAGGTCAATGAGCTTCTTACGGAATTTGGCCGCGCAGTCGTCAAAAGTGCGGTTCAAGTCCGGCATTTAGTCACTAATAAGCTGCTGCTAGAGACAGAAAACCCCGATGCAAGGGTGCGAATCCGTGCATTGGAGCTGCTTGGCAAGATGTCTGACGTGGGTTTGTTCACGGAACGCTCAGAAGTAATCGTCACACACCGTTCTACGGACGATTTGAAGCTCAGTTTGCGTGAAAAACTGCAAAAATTGCGCTCGAAAGTGGCAAAAGAGGAGGCTTCGGACGTAATTGTCGACATGGAAGCGGCTGCACCACTGCAAAACATCGACGTTGACGCGGAATTGAGTGCATGAGCGTGCTGAGTGCCGTCAATCTTGACGATATGACCGATGCAGACATAGATTTGCTGTTAGAGAACATCGACCAGCTCGATGAGTACGAGCAACAGGAGGTTTATGAGATTGCAGAGACTCTGGAGCGCCGCCGCCACGCTCAGGCATGCAGTGATGACCTGATTGAGTTCTGCAAACACATGCAAGCCGACTATAAAGTCGGTAAACATCACCGGATTCTGGCAGATCTGTTGATGAAGATTGCCGAAGGTAAGGAAGACAGAATCTGCGTGAACATGCCGCCTCGGCATGGCAAAAGCCAGCTAGTCAGTATCTACTTCCCGGCTTGGTTTATAGGTAAATATCCCACCAAGAAAGTTCTTATGGTGTCACACACCACAGATCTAGCTGTGGACTTCGGTAGGAAGGTGCGAAACATCATTGATACGGACCTGTATCGGCAGATCTTTACGACTGTGAACCTTGCGTCTGACTCAAAATCGGCGGGTCGGTGGAATACGAACGTAGGCGGCGAGTATTTCGCGTGCGGCGTGGGATCTGCGCTTGCCGGTCGCGGTGCTGACTTGTTATTAGTAGACGACCCGCACAACGAGCAGGACATCATCAACGGAAACCTTGATGTGTTCGATAGGGCTTATGAGTGGTTCACGTTCGGTGCCCGGACCCGGCTGATGCCGGGTGGACGGATCGCGGTGGTGCAGACTCGCTGGCACTTGGACGACCTGACGGGTCGTTTGCTAAAAGACATGGTGAATAACGAGGGTGCGGATAAGTACGAGGTTGTTGAGTTCCCGGCCATTCTGGACATTGAGAAAGATGGCAAGGTAGTACAGAAGCCGCTCTGGCCTGAGTTTTTTGATATACCCGCACTAATGCGCACCAAGGCGTCAATGCCGGTGTTTCAGTGGAACGCGCAGTATCAACAAAATCCGACCGCAGAAGAAGCCGCAGTTGTTAAAAGAGAGTGGTGGCAGAAGTGGACTCGGGAGGACCCCCCGAGTTGCGAGTACCTGATCATGTCTCTGGACGCTGCGGCAGAAACCCACAACCGTGCCGACTTTACGGCAATAACGGTCTGGGGGATCTTCATCAATACAGAAACAGATTGCGCAAACATCATTCTGCTCAACGCCATCAAGAAGCGCGTGGAGTTCCCAGAGCTAAAGACGTTAGCTCTGAAAGAGTACAAGGAGTGGGAGCCAGACGCGTTCATCGTCGAGAAGAAGTCTGCCGGTACGCAGCTATATCAGGAGCTGCGGCGCATGGGCATGATTGTGCAGGAATACACACCGCACCGGGGCACCGGGGACAAGATGGCCCGATTGAACTCTGTCGCGGACATTGTGCAGTCGGGGCTGGTCTGGGTGCCTGAGACGCGCTGGGCAGAAGAAGTCGTAGAAGAGATTGCAGGATTTCCGTTTGTAAGCCACGATGACTTGGTTGACTCAACCGTCATGGCGCTGATGCGGTTCAGGCAAGGTGGGTTTATACGGTTGCCGTCTGATGAACCCGATGAAGTGCAATACTTCAAGTCGCACCGGAATTCTGCTTACTACTGACAATATAGGTTAAAAAATGGCTACGAATTTTGACAAGTCGCTTTATTCTGATGATCCGCTTAACACAATCGCTCCAGATGTCACGGACTCAATTGAGATACAGATTGAGGACGAACCTGATATGTCGGGCGACGTGACTGTCATTCTGGAAGAAGAGACTACAGTTGACGGGGACTTTAACGCCAACCTCGCCGACGAGATGGATGAGGCAGAACTTGCTGCACTCGCAGATGACCTTGATGAGCTAGTAACGTCAGACATTAATAGTCGCAAAGACTGGGCCGATACGTACGTCAAAGGTCTAGAAGTTCTGGGACTCAAGTATGAGCAGCGCACCGAGCCGTGGGACGGCGCGTGCGGCGTGTTCTCAACCGTGCTGACCGAGGCTGCGATTCGGTTCCAAGCTGAAACAATTATGGAGACATTCCCCGCTGCGGGGCCTGTCAAAACCCAGATTGTCGGTGCTATAAACAAAATGAAGGAAGAAGCGGCGGAGCGTGTCAAGAACGACATGAACTACCAGCTCACGGAGCGTATGTCCGAGTACCGCTCAGAGCATGAGCGGATGCTGTTTAGCCTCGGTCTCGCCGGATCTGCATTTAAGAAGGTGTATTACGACCCGGCGCTGGGTCGGCAGGTGTCTATGTATGAGGCAGCAGAAAATGTTGTCATGCCATACGGAGCATCGAACATCTACACTGCTGAGCGCGTTACGCACGTGATGCGTAAAACTAAAAACGATATCAAGAAGCTCCAAGTAGCGGGATTCTATTGCGATATCGACCTCGGCGATCCTGTAAATATTGCAACCGATATCGAGAAGAAAAAAGCTGACGAGCAGGGATATTCGATAACGGACGACGACCGGTATCAGGTGTGCGAGGTACACGTCGACTACAACCTGCCGGGATATGAGGACCCCGATGAGATTGCGTTGCCGTACGTGATTACGTACGAGCGCGGGACATTAAAAATCCTAGCAATCCGCAGAAACTGGAACCCAGACGATGAGCGCAAACTCAAGCGACAGCACTTCGTGCAGTACAACTATATCCCCGGATTCGGGGTGTACGGCATGGGTCTTATCCATATTATCGGTGGTTATGCTCGCGCAGGTACTTCTCTTATTCGTCAGCTTGTCGATGCTGGCACACTATCTAATCTCCCCGGAGGCCTGAAGTCCCGAGGGTTGCGGATCAAGGGCGACGATACGCCGATTGCTCCGGGTGAGTTCCGCGACGTGGATGTGCCGAGCGGGACCATAAAAGATAACGTGATGACCATGCCATATAAGGAACCGTCGATGGTTCTGGCTGGTCTGTTAGATAAAATCACGGAAGAAGGTCGCAGACTTGGTGCGATATCAGATATGAATATATCTGATATGAGTGCAAATGCGCCGGTAGGTACGACGCTGGCTCTGCTCGAACGCACTCTCAAAACGATGTCTGCGGTGCAAGCCCGGGTGCATTACTCGATGAAGGAGGAGTTCAAGCTCCTGCGCGACATCATCCGTGACTATACGCCTACGGAGTATGCTTACGAGCCAGACTTCACCAAGGACCGCCAGATCAAGCAGTCCGACTATGACATGGTGGAGGTCATCCCGGTCAGCGACCCGAACAGCAGCACGATGGCGCAGCGCATCATGCAGTATCAGGCTGTGATGCAGTTGGCGTCTTCTGCCCCGCAGATCTACGACCTGCCGCAGTTGCACCGTCAGATGATCGAGGTGCTAGGTATTAAGAACGCGGACAAGCTGGTGCCGGTTGAAGATGACCAGAAACCCCGTGATCCGATTAGCGAGAACATGTCGATCATTAAGGGTAAACCCGTAAAAGCGTTTATCTATCAAGATCACGACGCGCATATTGCAGCGCACAACGCGTTCATGCACGACCCGATGATCATGCAGCAGATGGGCCAGAACCCGCAGGCTCAGATGCTCATGGCGGCTGCTCAGGCACATATTGCCGAGCACCTTGGGTTCTCATATCGCAAACAGATTGAGGATCGGATGGGCGTGTCGATGCCCGAGCCGGATGCAGATATGCCGCCGGATATGGAGGTGCAGTTGTCGCGGTTGGTCGCTCAAGCCAGCCAGCAGTTGCTCCAGATCCACCAAGGTCAGGCTGCTCAACAACAGGCACAGCAAGTGGCTCAAGACCCTCTCATCCAGATGCAGCAGCAAGAGTTGCAGATTAAGCAGCAGGACGTGCAGCGCAAAGCCCAGAAAGATCAATCTGATGTGCAGATTGCTGAGCAGAAGCTCCAGCTTGAGCGTGATCGGATCGGGGTTGATGCGCACATCCGCACCGCGCAAGTGCAAGCACAGGCTAACCGGCCACCACGACCACCGGAGAGATAAATGGACGAACGGCTGTATCGCTATTTGTTAGAGCGCAACCACAACAGGCGGGAGTCTATAACGGACTTCTTGAGTTCTGGTGGCGCTAAAGATGTCGCAGAGTACCGCGAAGCGGTTGGAGTTATCAAAGGTCTACTCCAAGCGCAGCAAGACCTTGAAGACCTTTTTGAACGAATGAAGGACCACGATGAATGACGCCGTAGATCTGTCGCTTGTACTTAACAAAAGCGAAGAAGAAAAAGCCAGACAACTTCCGATTCCAAAAGGTTACAAGATTCTTGTGACCTTGCCGGATATCGAAGAAGAGTACGAGAACGGAATCCTCAAGGCCAATACGACCGTACATTACGAGCAGCTCTTATCCAATGTGTTGTTTGTGGTTGAGCTTGGTGACATGGCATACACGGATGAAACCCGGTTTCCCACTGGTCCGTGGTGCAAGAAAGGCGACTTCATCATGTGCCGCTCTAATACGGGCACACGGTTCAAGATTCATGGCCGGGAATTCCGCTTGATTAACGACGACTCTATTGAAGCGGTCGTTGAAGATCCACGCGGTATCGGTCGCGTAAATTAAGGAGGCGGTATGAGTGAATTTAAGTTTCCGGATGAAGCGGAGGTCAACGCCAAAGGCGATGACCAGATTGAGTTTGAGATCGAGTCTGATGAGGCGGATGTAAAAGTCGAAGTTGTCGATGACACGCCGGAAGAAGACCGTGATCGCAAACCGATGGCTGAACAGCCTGACGAAGTGACCGAAGAAGAGCTTTCCAAGTATAAAGATGTCAAACTGCGTGATCGGATTGCGCATCTTAGCAAGGCTAGGCATGAAGAACGGCGGGCTAAAGAGCGTGCGGAGCGCGAACTTCAGGAAGCGGTAGCGATTGCGCAGCGCATCATTGCCGAGAACGAGTCGCTTAAAAGCAACGCGGGTAATAGCCAGAAGGTCATTCTGGATCAAGCCGCTACCGTGGCGTCACGGGAGATGGCAGAAGCTAAGCGTGCGTACAAAGAAGCCTATGAAGCTGGTAATTCAGACGCATTGGTTGATGCACAGGAAGCTATTACTGCGGCTAAACTGAAAGCGGATCGCATTGAGCTTGCAAAACAAAGAGCTTTACAGGAAGTAAAAACTCCTGTAGAAAATGTACCTACACCTCCAGCCCCTGCGAGAGAGGTGCCGGTGGATGAAAAAGCGGTGCGCTGGAAAGAGCGTAATAGCTGGTTCAACCAAGACCGGGAGATGACAGGCTTCGCTCTCGCAGTGCATGAGAGGCTTGTCGATGAGGAAGGGATTGATCCTCGATCTGACGCATACTATGAGCGTATTGATTCTCGTATGCGTGAGAAATTCCCAGAAAAGTTTTCAAGCAACCCGAAGCGTTCTAATGTAGTGGCACCAGCAACCCGAAGTACCGCGCCTAAAAAGATCGTACTGAAGCAAAGTCAGGTATCACTTGCTAAACGCCTTGGAATCCCGCTTGACCTTTATGCCAAGCAAGTTGCATTGGAAATGAGAAAGGAACGTGAAAATGGCTGAGAACAAATTGACCGCCCAACTTCGTGAAGACCGTGACATTGCTTCCCGCGTAGCTGCGGAGCGACCAAAGCAATGGGCACCGCCAACACTGCTACCCGACCCCAAACCGCAAGACGGTTGGGCATATCGGTGGGTCCGTATTTCGACTCTTGGTCAGAACGATCCGACTAATATCTCCGCAAAGCTCCGCGAAGGATGGGAGCCGGTGCGAGCAGCGGATCACCCCGAAGTCCATGTTTACGGCGATGCGGATGCCCGCTTCAAAGATAACATTGTGATTGGCGGGCTGATGCTCTGCAAAACACCCAAAGAATTTGTTGAGCAAAGGGATGCTTACTATCAGAAGCAGACCGACGGCCAGATGAATTCGATTGATAGTCACTTCATGCGCGAGAACAACCCAAAGATGCCTCTCTTTAAAGAGCGGCGATCCGAGGTGAGTTTTGGCAAAGGTAATTAATTTTTAGGAGCTTTAAATGGCTTATCCGACCATTAACGGCCCTTACGGGCTAGTGCCGGTCAACCTGATGGGCGGTATTCCGTTCGCTGGGTCTACCCGGATGATTCCGAT